TTTTCACTTAAAACACACGACCCCTAATTCATTTTATTAACTTTACTTATATGTTGCTAAGTCTTTGTTTTATAAAACTTTTTTTCTCAAACACACGGAACTCAATCCATTTTTTACTTTACATATTTATTAGGGTATACCCCTACCCCACTTCTTATTCCCACACACGGGTGTCAATTCTGCAAAACGAAATACCCCCCGTCAAAGGGACCCGCAAATAAAAAACGGGGGTATACTTTTATAAACACGTGAGGGTGTTTTGGGGACTTAAGTTAATAGTCCCCTTTTTTAAGTTAATAGTTAGTGAGTAAAAATAATCTTTACACATACTTAACAATTAAGATACACTCTGCGCATGGACACGTACATTCCAGACATTGAGCAGAACGTTCCTCTGCCAAAAAATGCCCAAGAAGCATTTCCTGCTCTCACGCCACAAGAAGAGCTAAACATGCGGGCTAATGTAGTAAAGCTAATGTCCGATTTAACAGGGCAGCCTATCGCTCCGACGCAAGAAAATGTCGAGCAAGCTAAGTCTTTAGCTGTGCAAATGGCATCTGACCCCAAGTTTCGCCCAAAATTTAATGAATACCCCAATGAAACACTAGCCATGCTAGCTGGCATGGTTGCCCAGATGAATGTTTCTATTGTGGATGAACTATCTGAACTAAAAACTTATGTAGTTAACCATCTATTGCATTCGGTTGAAGCATCTAAGGATGTAAAAACCAAGATTGCAGCTCTAAGAGCGCTTGGAGAGATAGATGGGGTCGATGCATTTAAGAAAAGAACCGAAGTTACTGTCAAAATCCAGACAAAAGAAGAGGTTGAGAGTGAATTATTGTCACTTTTGGATGAGGTTGAGGGTAAATATATAGATGTAGAAGCCAAAAACATAGTCAATAAAGACAAAAATGACTAGTAAATTGTCCCAAGAACAGCTATTTAAACTGCGTTTATTGGCAGAAAACCCAAAAACACCCCTTGATGTTAAGCGAAAAGCCAAGGATTTAATTGAAAAATACGATGAATTTCTCACCCAAGAGCGAGGAAAAGTATCCTTTTTGGACTTTGTTAAACACGTATACCCAGGCTATATGGTCGGGCAACATCATCTCAAACTGGCTCAAATTTTTGAAGATATTGCTAACGGTAAGAAAAAACGAGTCATTGTTAATATTGCTCCACGACACGGTAAGTCTGAACTCATATCCTACCTTGCTCCCGCCTGGTTCCTGGGAAAATACCCCCAGAAGAAGATTATCATGGCGTCTCACACAGCAGATTTGGCGGTTAACTTTGGTCGTCGCGTTAGAAACCTTGTCGGTTCAGACGACTATAAAGAGATATTTCCGCAAGTAGAACTGCAAGCTGACAGTAAATCAGCATCACGATGGGGAACAAACTTTAATGGTGAATATTTTGCAATCGGTGTCGGTGGCGCCCTTGCTGGTCGCGGGGCTGACTTGTTTATTATTGACGACCCGCACTCCGAGCAGGATGCTAAGACTGGAAGACCCGATGTATTTTTGCCTGCGTGGGAGTGGTTCCAGTCTGGTCCTCTCCAGCGTCTTATGCCTGGTGGTGCAATTGTTATCGTAATGACCCGCTGGTCAAAACTTGACTTAACAGGACAGATAGAGAAGCAACAAGAAGCAAATGATGACGTAGATAAGTGGGAAGTGATTCAGTTTCCTGCAATTAAAGATGACGGCGAAAGCCTGTGGCCCGAGTTTTGGCCTGTGGAGGAGCTGCTATCTAAGAAAGCCGCCCTAGATATTAGGTATTGGAATGCCCAGTACATGCAAAACCCAGTATCAGAAGAGGGTGCGCTGATCAAACGGGAGTGGTGGAACATCTGGGAAAAAGATACGCCGCCAGAGTGTGAGTTTATTATCATGTCGCTAGACGCGGCTCAGGAGGCAAATAACCGTGCAGACTATAACGCGCTTACGACCTGGGGTGTGTTTTTCAATGAGGAGGTTAACAATTACAACATCATCCTTCTCAACGCCATTAAAAAGAGGCTGGAGTTTCCAGAACTCAAGAAGCTTGTACTCGAAGAGTATAAAGCTTGGGAACCAGATGCGTTTATGGTCGAGAAGAAATCAAACGGTGCGGCGCTCTATCAAGAACTTAGGCGTATGGGGATCCCAGTCGGTGAGTTCACGCCTGGCAAGGGGCAAGATAAGATTGCGCGTGTTAACGCTATATCAGATCTCTTTTCGGGAGGGGTTGTTTGGGCGCCGTCGCACCGCTGGGCAAAAGATGTGATTGAGGAATGTAATGATTTTCCTAGCGGATTGAACGATGACTTGGTAGACTCTACAACATTAGCTCTGTTAAGATTCAGGCAAGGTGGATTCATTCGTCTACCCAATGATGAACCAGAAGACGACATGCTTTACAAATACCGCAAAAAAGCAGCGTATTATTAAGGATAAATTATGGCAATAGATAAGGCACTTTACGCAGCCCCTCAAGGAATAGATCAACTTGGCGAGGAAAGTGACGAGCCAGAATTAGAAATATCTATTGAAGATCCAGAGACTGTTGAGATTGGGATTGATGGTCAGCCAATCATGCGTATGGAGAAAGATGAAGAGCCAGATGGCTTTGATGATAACCTTGCTGAAGTTTTAGATGACAGATTATTAGCTACATTAGCTAGCGACTTAACTGCTGATTTTGATAATGACATAGCCTCTAGAAAAGATTGGATACAAACTTATGTGGATGGTCTAGAACTTCTGGGCCTTAAAATTGAAGAGCGTGCTGAACCTTGGGAAGGCGCCTGTGGCGTGTACCATCCACTCCTCTCTGAAGCAGTAGTTAAATTCCAAGCTGAGACCATGATGGAAACGATTCCAGCAGCTGGTCCAGTAAAGACTCAGATCATTGGCAAAGAAACCCCAGAGAAAAAAGCTGCAGCTGAACGTGTTCAAGACGATATGAACTATCAGTTGATGGACGTGATGAAAGAGTTTAGACCCGAGCATGAGCGCATGCTGTGGGGCTTAGGCTTAGCAGGTAATGCGTTTAAGAAAGTTTACTTTGACCCATCATTAGATCGTCAAGTATCCATGTATGTCCCAGCAGAAGATGTGGTCGTCCCCTATGGAGCTTCTAGCTTAGAGTCAGCTGAGCGTGTCACGCATGTGATGCGCAAAACAGAGAACGATGTGCGTCGCCTCCAGCATGAAGGTTTCTACCGAGACGTAGACTTGGGTGAGCCAGTTCAAGTAATGGACGAGATTGAGAAAAAGATTGCTGAGAAGCTTGGCTTTAGGGCAACTACAGATGATCGTTACAAATTATTAGAGATGCATGTGGAGCTTGACCTTGAAGGGTTTGAGCATACAGATGAAGACGGTGAACCCACTGGCATTGGTCTACCTTATGTAGTCACAATCGAGAAGGGTACTAATACTATCTTAGCGATTCGTCGCAACTGGAGACCAGAAGATGAGAAACACCATAAGAGAAACCATTTCGTCCATTATCCATACATTCCAGGCTTTGGTTTTTATGCTTTTGGCCTTATCCACCTTATCGGCGCTTTTGCTAAGTCTGGTACTTCTCTTATCAGGCAATTGGTTGATGCAGGGACACTATCAAATCTGCCAGGCGGCTTTAAGGCCCGTGGGATGCGAGTCAAAGGCGATGACACACCAATAGCTCCAGGTGAATGGCGTGACGTAGATGTTCCAGCAGGGACAATGCGTGACAACTTGTTACCACTTCCATACAAAGAACCAAGCCAAGTTTTATATAGTTTGTTAGGAACTATTGTAGAAGAGGGTCGTAAGTTTGCTGGGTCTGCAGAGATTCAAGCATCTGACATGAGCGCTAATGCGCCAGTTGGAACAACACTAGCAATTCTAGAAAGAACATTGAAGTCAATGAGTGCGATACAAGCTCGTATTCACTACGCAATGAAGCAAGAGTTTGGGCTTCTTAAAGACATCATCAGAGATTACACACCAGAAGATTACAGCTACGATCCAGTTGAAGGTGATCGTATGGCTAAACAGTCTGACTATGACATGGTCACTGTAATTCCTGTGTCCGATCCCAACGCGGCTACTATGGCGCAAAAAGTCGTGCAGTATCAAGCAGCTCTACAACTCGCTCAAACCGCACCGCAGCTCTATGATCTTCCACTTCTGCATCGTCAAATGTTAGACGTGTTGGGAATCAAAAATTATCAGAAGCTAGTACCGATGCCTGACGATATGAAGCCTCGTGATCCAGTTTCTGAGAACCAGAATATTTTGATGAATAAACCTGTCAAAGCATTCTTGGCGCAAGATCACCAATCTCATATCACGGTGCATATGAGTATGGCGCAAGATCCACATATCCAAATGTTGATACAACAAAACCCACAACTAGCTCAACAGATTCAAGCCGAGTTGTCTGCTCACGTAGCTGAGCACTTGGGAATGGAGTACCGCAAACAGATGGAGCAACGGATGGGTACGCTATTGCCCGCAGTTCCACAAGACCCAGATGATAAGGAGCCAAATATGTCTCCGCAAATGGAAGAGCAGATTTCTCAAATGGCAGCGCAAGCGGCAACACAGATGTTGCAACAGCATCAACAGGAAGCTCAACAACAGCAAGCACAACAACAAGCTCAAGATCCAATCATCCAGTTACAACAACAAGAGTTACAGATCAAAGCTCAAGAGCAGCAACGCAAAGCTAAAAAAGACCAAGACGACTTCCAGCTTAAGTTGGCGCAGATTCAACTTGAACGCGAACGTATTGCTAAGCAGCAGGAAACTGAAGGAGCAAAGATGGCTATCCAAGCATCATTAGCTAAGCATAAAGAGAAGAACCAACAGGAAACTGAAGGTGCTCGCATGGCTATTGATCTAGGTAAACAACGTGAACAACATCAGCATCAAAAAGAAGTAGCAACAATG